CAGTGCCGTAGGCAACTATAAAATTATGCCCACAAAATACCATAAATAAAAATAATTAAATAAAAATAATTAAATAAAAATAATTAAATAAAAATAATTAAATAAAAAACATTAAATAAAAATAATTAAAAATTTACTTCTAGAAATACTTATTAAAAAAGTGTAAATAAAAAATTGATTTGGAATAATTGATAAAATAGAAGTATTGTAAAAAACTATGCTTAAAATTAAATATCTATCAATTGTCTTCGTCGTTCTATCTATTTTGTCATGTTTTGTTAAATATGGTCAATCTAGAAACCCTTTTATTGATTATGAAAGAACATTAACTGACCAAGAAAGAATCAAATTTACCAAACAATTTATTGAACATATTCATAAATATAATAAACCGTATATTAATAGTTCCAATAAATGGTTTTATTATTATAAATATGGAGCATATGATATGAAAATTCAAGAACAAAATAATAAGTTTCGAAATGGAGAATCAACATGGTTAGCTGGACATTCACGTTTTACATCTGAAGGAAAGGATTATTGGGATATGTTTTTCAAAGGTTATAAAGTTCCAAATAATCATAATTTAGATACTTCAAAACATCAAATATATAAATATTCAAAAAATAGCCTTAATACACTTCCAACATCTATTGATTGGAGAGCTAAAGGTTGGGTGACCAATGTTAAAGATCAAGGAGAATGTGGTAGTTGTTGGGCTTTTAGTACAACTGGAGTTTTAGAAGCACAACATGCGAATGTATCTGGAAATTTAGTTTCACTAAGTGAAGAAAATATCGTCGATTGTGTTTCTGATTGTGGTGGTTGTGGTGGTGGTTGGCCATATATGGCTGAAGATTATGTCGTATCTAATGGTGGTATTGATAGTGAATCATCATATCCATATACCGCAGGAGGTGGTGTTAGTACTAACTGTTCATTTAATTCTAGTAATATAGTCGCTAAATTTAGTCAAGTTGTTAAATTACCCGCTGGTGATGCTGATGCTCTTTATCATGCTGTTGCTACAGTTGGTCCCGTTTCAGTTGCGATTGATGCTGAATCTGATTTAATGATGTATAAATCTGGTATATATACAAGTTCAACGTGTTCAAAAGACCAATTAGACCATGCTGTTTTAGTTGTTGGTTATGGAATTACCAATACTGGTCAAAAATATTATATTATTAAAAACAGTTGGGGGACATCATGGGGACAAGATGGATATGTTTATTGGGATGCTACAGATGGAAATATGTGTGGTATTGCTCAAGATGCTACATTTGCTTATGCGATTCCTTCATCTGAACCAAAACCATGTTATTATAAAGGTGAATTATAAAATTGAATTATAATAACATTTGAATTATTTTTTATATTATGAATAATTTATATCAAAATGATAGCGAAAATACTTTTAAAGTATTCCAACTTATTTCATATGGTGAAAATGGAAGAGGAGTTGGTAAATGTCAATTTGAAATATTACCAAATATAAATTATTTATATCATGTAAATACTGATGCTTTTAGATTAAAATATTTAATAATAAACCACTTATCGAATGATGAAATGACAAATTTAGATTTTACATTTGAAATGTATTATTATGATAATTCTAATAATAAAATTACGTTATATAATATTAATATGTCTGATATCACCGAAAACAATATTGAAACCGAAATAAAAGATAATTATATTGAATATATTATTAAAATTGAAGATATATTTGGAAAATATATTAATAATGCTTTTTTACGAGGTTATTTTGGTATAAATTATTATACAATAAATGTTATTTTACATACTAAAAATAAAATTAATATTTGTAAAATTGGTTTAAAAACATTATATTATAAAAACGAACAAAGACATATATTACAAAATGCGACTACATCACCTTTTATTGAATCAAAACTCTTTATTGAATTTACAGATGATATAATTAATAAAAATTATATAATCAATAAAAATATTGTTATTTTACCTTTACAAATAAATCAAGAAAATGAATTGGAAAAACTAACTGATATTTATCATTATAATGGATTTACAATATTAAATATATCTTTTAGAAAATCTTTTATCGATAGTTGTAAAAAACTTACTTTCAATTTTTATGTTATCAGAAATAATATATGTGTTGTTAAAATACCTATTGCTGTTATTCCAAATAAAAATATTCAAATAACTGATACGGGTGAAATTATTATAACATTACCATATTCAATATCAAAATATGATTATATTATTTATCTAAATTCATATGATAAATTTAAATTTTTATTGGAAACTTCAAACAATATTCAAGACATAAATATTAAACTTGAAATGATTGAGATGATTGAAATAAAATATTTTATAGATCAAGAAATTAATAATCCTAGTTTATCTCCATTTGTCAGTATAAATTTTAATTATTATAAAAATATAAATGAAATAAATAATTTTACTTATGATAATAGTAATAACACATACTCTTCGAATATCAAGGAAATAAATTGTGGTTTTACATTTGGAATATTTGTCGAAATTGAAAATTATCGAAATGTATTTAATGAGCTAAACATGAAAACGAATAACATGGAGTTGTTTATTATTGATCGTCAAACATGTAAAATATTTGCTAAACATATCTCAGAAAATGTATTTTATTATCCATTTGATTTAGAATCTGATATCGACAATCATAATAATCTTCTTTATTCTGAAGGCTTTCTAAAAATAATTAATTTTGACTTATCTTTTATCATAAAATTAAAAAATAATTACATCCCGAAACATCCAATTAAAATTTATTTATTATCATATCGTCATAATAACCATATACATGTTAATAATATAGATGGATATGATAAAGAAGATTATAAAAATATTAAACGGAATTATGATAAGACAAATCAATATAAAATTTTAGAATATTTTAGAGAAAAAAATATGTTATATGATGATATTCTAAAATTAATCACACAATTTTTATAATGGCGATTATAATCTAATTTTTTTATATGTTTTTTTTAATAATAAACTATAATGGATTTTATAATTAATAAACTTGAATTAATTCTAGACACATTAGAATCAATCGAAATACGTCTAGAAAAATTAGAAGATTACCTATTTAATAAAAATAAACTTTCAGAAAATGTTTCTCTAGAAAATGAAAATTTAAATAATATTGTTCTAGATACAATTTCTGAAAATAATTCTATTGAAAATAATTTGGAAAATAAAGTTATTGAACATGTATCTCTAGAAAATGTTTCTCTTGAAAATGAAAATTTAAATAATATTGTTCTAGATACAATTTCTGAAAATGTTTCTCTAGAAAATGTTTTGGAAAATAAAGTTATTGAAAATGTATCTCTAGAAAATGTTTTTCTTGAAAATGAAAATTTAAATAATAATGTTCTAGATACGATTTCTGAAAATGTTTCTCTAGAAAATGTTTTGGAAAATAAAGTTATTGAAAATGTTTCTCTTGAAAATGAAAATTTAAATAATATTGTTCTAGATACAATTTCTGAAAATAATTCTATTGAAAATGTTTTGGAAAATAAAGTTATTGAAAATGTATCTCTAGAAAATGAAAATTTAAATAATAGTGTTCTAGATACAATTTCTGAAAATAATTCTATTGAAAATGATTTGGAAAATAAAGTTATTGAAAATGTTTCTCTTGAAAATGAAAATTTAAATAATATTGTTCTAGATACAATTTCTGAAAATAAAATTATTGAAAATGTATCTCTAGAAAATGTTTCTCTTGAAAATGTAAATTTAAATAATAGTGTTCTAGATACAATTTCTGAAAATAATTCTATTGAAAATAATTTGGAAAATAAAGTTATTGAACATGTATCTCTAGAAAATGTTTCTCTTGAAAATGAAAATTTAAATAATAGTGTTCTAGATACAATTTCTGAAAATAATTTGGAAAATAAAGTTATTGAAAATGTATCTAGAAATTTAGAAAATGATGATTTTCTAAATGAATTTCATAAAGATTTTAATCAAAAAAATGAAAATGATATAAAAATTATAAAACCAAGAGATGAGAATAAATTTGAGGAAATATTAAATGAATTTATTAATAAAACAAGTTCTCAAGATTCTAATTTAGATATGGTTGTTAATGGATAAAATATGATTTTAAGTTGTAATAATGGTGCTCTACAAAGTGGACAGTTAATAATTGTTTGTTTTGTTCCAAAACTCATAATATATGATTGTAATGAAAATTGATGATTACATTTACCACTAACTAAAATGGATTGTTTTGTAAAAAGAATTGGACATAATTCATAATTTAAATTATTATCATTATCACACTCATTTAAAATATTTACAAGTTCTAGAAAAGTATCATTATATTTATGTTTAAATAATATTAAATTAATAAGTGGAGGCATAGTAATATTATAAAGTAAATCATTAATGTTTGATGAAACGGAAAAATATTTATGATATGCCATTTTAAATTTATCAATATAACAATCTTTTAAACGATAAATATTGTAATTATATTTATAACGTATAATTTGATAAAAATATCTCCATGTCATTAAATAATTAGGTGATTGTTTATCAAGAATACAATTAGATATATAGTCATATAAAATTATATTGTTAATTTTAAGAAATTCTCTTATTATGTCTTCACTTTGAAAAATAATTTCAAAACCGTATATTTCTTCAATTCTATCCATCATATTATTAAGAATTGTATCTGGAATTTCTCCATTTATATATATTAAATCATTATTCATCTTTTCAACATCCACTTCATCTTGATTAATTCTTTCTAAATTATTATCATTTTGGGATGATAATAGTGAACTTAATGTATCTTCATTTTTACCTAAAAGTAAATCCAAATTATATCGTTGGTATAGTTCCGGATCGATTTCAATATTTAAATCAATTATATCAACTGAACTAAATTCCAATTCATCATCATCATAATCATCATTTTGATTACTATTTTCTTCGTTTTGAGTTTCTTCATCGGTTTGAATAAGTTCTTTAATATCAAATATATCTTTAAAATAAGTGTCTAATATAAATTTTTTTGTTAAATATTTATTTTTTAAAGCCATTTTAATTGGAATACCTCTTTTATTATATTTATTAACTACATTAACAAATGAATTATCAACATCAAATGAGAGAATATTACTTCCCCATGAATATTCTGGTTTATTTGATAACCATATTGGATTAAAACGTTCTTTAAAATAAACAAATTTATTTGTTTTAGTTTCATATCCAATACACAAAAAATCACTATGATAAATTATAAATACATCACTCCAACTATCAATTTGAAATGTATTTAATTGAATTGTTAAATGTAATTGTGTCATTTCAGGGTTAAAAATCCACCACGTAATTGTTATTAATTTTCGAAAAATTATTATTTTAGATTCGAGAAAAACCTCTCTTATTTTTTTATCAATTTTAATTATTTTTTTATTATTTAAATGTTTAACATAAAAATCTAAATCATTTGGTTGATAATCATATGGTGGAAATGAACCAATTACAGATGAACCTGCAATTAATATATCAATTCCAGTTTCTTTAAATTTTTCAATTAAATGACCATATATATTACTATAATATTTGGATAATTTTTTAGTAGCTTCCGGATTCTTAAAATATTTTAAATATTTATTTCGTTCAATACCATCTATTTTTTTTAATTTATTCCATTTTTCTAAAATTGAACATACATATATTTGTTCATTATCTAAATATGGTATTGATTGTGATTCCATTTTTTATTTTATTTTTTAATTTTTTTTTGTGGTATCTTTCATAATAATAAAAATTGAATATTAAAATCAATTTTTATTATTATTATTCAATCAATAAATGACATCGAAAACATTTAATGTAGTTTTATGTATAGTTTTATTATTTTATATAGTTGGTTTATCATTAATATTTTATGCTAGTGTTTCTAAATCTAAACATCAAATATCCGATAATACTGCTTTTGAGTTATTTATATCTGGTGGAATTATCGTTGGCGTTGCTATGTTTGGAAGTCTATTTTTAGCATTATCTGAATAATTTTTCAGTCACAATCAAAATGTTATTTTGAACCGTATATTAGAGGTTATAAAGTATATAGTAGATACTAGGATATTTCAATAAAATTGAATTTATTTTTCATATATTTGTAAAATACCATCATAAAAAAATAATTAATATAGTATTTAATATAATATTTAATATAATATTTGATAAAAATATATGGAACGTCTAGAATTATCAAATAAAATTAAACAATCAATAAAATTAATTTCAAAAGTTCCAACATCATTTATTGATAATTTGGAAACTGAAGTCTATAATAAACATCCAACTCCAACTGATATTGGTAAAGATTTAGATGGGGAATTTGACGACAGACAATTAACATTTGATTTTAATGATATGGAAATAAATCCAAATCATGGAATGAATCATCAAATTTTATCTAGATTTTATATTCTTCGACATGGTCAAACAGATACAAATTTAAATTTAGCTGGTGGAGGAACTACTAAACCAATTCATAATGAACCACAATTAACCGAATTAGGCTATTTACAATCATATTTAACAGGAACACAAATGGCAAATCATATGAAAGATAATCAAACATATGATATGGAAGTTTCTCCAATGATTCGTGCTGTTGAAACTTTATTAGGTTTATTATTAGGTATTCTTTCAAAAAAATACATTAAAGTTAATTTATTTATCGATGATAGAATGATTGAAATTAGAGGTCATAAAATAAGTGATTATCACGGTTTAACAAGTAATCATTTTAAGGATATATTTTTACCGTTGAATGATTTTCTAAATTATAAATTACGTGATACAATCAATGAATATGGTTATTGGTTTAAAAATGATGCGATTGAACAACATACAGAATTTTTAACCAGAATTAGAGATAAATATTATAATGGATGGATTAATTATCGCAAAACTACAATAATTATCGGACATTCCATTTGGATTTCTAGATTTATTACACACCTAGAAAATGATAATCCTGATACCGAATTTCATCTTGTAAATCTTTCAATTAACGCTTTTGATTTAACAGATACATTAACTAATAAAGGTAAATTATCGAGAGAATGGCATAAATTATCTTATAGCAATCATTTACCAATTACTTGGAGAACAGGACATCATATTCCACAATTTTAATACAATATTATCATAATTATAAAAAAAGAGATCCAATATTAATATTGAATCCCTCTAAACACGTGTTTTTCGTTTGTTTTTATTTTTTTGGTTTTGGTTTTGGTTTTGGTTTTGGTTTTGATTTTGATTTTGTTTAATATGTTTTTATTATCACTTTTTCCTAGGAAGTGTTTTAAAAATATATTATATTGTATTTTGTGTGTGAGATTTCTCTACATAAAATCATATGTTTCACATTAAAAATCATGTAGAGAAATCTCACACACAAAATACAAATTTAAATAAGTAAAAGTAATATTCATTTCTAGAAAGCAATTATTAATTAACTATCATAATTATTTTTTCATACATACATTCTACCTACAATCTTTTTTTTAAAAAGTATAAATGAATCAATTTTTTTATATATGTAAATCTAAAATGAACACAAAAAAAATGAAAATCGATATGTTTAGATTTTAATAAAATAATAATGAAATAATAATAAAATATGTCAAAAAATCAACCTATATATCAAAAACTATATCAAACATTAACGGCATTACCTTCACCTGATGATTATCATGATAAAATTTATGAATATAGTAGTGAAAAAACAATTAACATTAAATTACCTCAAACCATAAATTATATACCTGATTTATTACCTATTCAAAATCAACAATCAACACATTTATGTTTAGCTTTAGCCGGTGCTTGTATTAAAGAATGGCAAGAAAAAAAAGATATTAATCTAGATGAACATATGTCAGCCCAATTTATATATAATCTCAGAACTTCTGGACATCAAGGAATGACTGGACGTGATTTATTAAATATATTAAAACAAAAAGGATGTCTTCCAGATAGACTCTTTCCCAAAGATGGCAATGTATCTGATTATTTAACACGTGCTAAACAATTTAGAATTGAATCATATGCCCGTATATTATCAATTATTGGTTTAAAAAGAGCTTTATTTGAAAATGGTCCCGCATTATTATTAATGCCCGTTTTTGATATTACACAAACCGAATTTTGGAAGCCAACAAAACCATTCCAATTACGGCAAGGAGGACAAGCTTTAGTTGTTGTTGGATATGATAAAAAAGGATTTTGGTTAAGAAATTCATGGGGATCTGATTATGGTAAAAATGGATATGTATTATATCCTTATTCTGATTGGGGATATCATTGGGAATGTTGGACATTAATTGATCTAAAAACATCACTTGTCGGAATTGATCTAAATTTAAATTTTGAATTCAATAAAATAAAAACACAAAATACATCTGAACTAAAAACAATAAATACAATAAACACAATAAACAATAATAATGATTATTTTATAGAAATTACCTCTATAAATGAAGAACAATTAGAAGATGGCGATTGTCCAACTTGTAATGAAAAACAATCAGATGAAAAACAATCATCGGATGAACAACAATTAAATGATACTATTGATAGACCTAAAAAAGTTTCATTTAAAAATCCAGTTTTTAGATAAAAAAATAGCACATTCTAGAACTCAATATAATCAAAAATTGATTTCTCAATAAAATATATCCATATTATTATTTCTCTCTTCTTGTTTCTCATTATGGGTGCCTCGAAGTCTGTTCCTTCACGCGAGGAAATTCCCCCACATACTTGTGTGAACGTGGACACCTCAGTTCCTCTTCCTCTTGAGTGTCCTAACTGTCGAAAGGCTTTCTCGAAAATCTGTTCTGTCTTGGTTCCATATGTTCCAAAACAGGCTGTGGGTGATAACAAACCCAAGAAAGAGGATGATGAATCGTCAGAGTGGTTGGATGGAAACAACCATCAACCAAGTCCCGATCCCTACGAAATGAGGGACGATGGTTCTCTCATGAAGAAAGGTGGTAAGAGTCTACCCGTTTCTGTTCCCTTCGCGCGGAGGGTGGGTATGTTCAGTTCAAAAAAGACTGATAATTAATTTTTTTATATATAAATTTATACTATTTTAGATTAATACATGTTAAAAAATTGAACAACATAAATAAACTAAACAATTATTATTTTCCTGTTCTTGCCTCTCAAGAAGGATGGATGATTGGGATGATTGGGAATTTGTGGAGAAACCGAAGAAATTTCCACAACTCTCTTTTTGTGCGACATCGCCGCCAATCAATGTTCCGAAACGAGGGACTAAAAAAGGGAGAGTTTCCCCTCTAACTCATCACCAGTGATGAGATTGATAATTAATTTTTTTATTGTTTATAAATTGAAATCAAACAGAGTTTAAAATAAAAATTAGTTCTAGATATACAAAAAATAATATGAGTCTAGAAAATATTGAAAAAAGCAAAGAAAGAGTTTTATGGGTTGGATATTCACCGGATAATCAAAATGATTTTGGAAGATATGCTAGTCAATTATTACCATTATTAACAGAAAAATATGATTTAACATTATTCGCAATAGAAAATCATTTTACAACAAGTTCTGAAGTTGGATATAATTTAATTGAAGCTGGAGATAACACCGGATTACTTGGTTTTCAAAAATTAATTAATGTTATTAATGTAAATAAACCACATCATTTAATTTTATTCAATTATCCACACATTGTAATTAGTTATATTAATAATGTAATTCGTCGAGGTTTATGTAATTTAGATAATACACAAGTATTGGGATTTTTAGCAATTGATTATATAAATTTAATTCATAGTGATGTTCAGTCATTGAATATTTTAGATGGTGTTTTAGTACCAACACTTTTTGCGAAAGAACAATTGGAAAAAATGAGATTTCAAAAACCGATTCATATACTTCCGGCTGGTGTATCTCCATGTTTTATGAATTTAGGTAAATCAAAAGAAAAATTACGTAAGGATTTGAGTTCAAAAATTGGTAAAAATACATTTATTTTTTATTGTGGTATGGAAAATATTTTTGAAAATCGATTGGATATTTTATTGGATGGATATACTAGTTTTTTAAAAGAACAAATTGATAATCTTAAATCAGATGATAAATTGGATGTATGTTTAATGTTAGGATGTGGAATGATTGATAGGGGATGGGATATCGCAAAATTAATGGAAACGATGTGTATTGAAAAGGGAATAGTCACATATGATTCGGATTCTTCGGAATGGGAAAAATATTTATTATTTTCATTACCGAATCCTCAAAATGGACATCCAAATTTCAAAAATGAGTATTTAAATTTAGTTTATAATTGTGTTGATGTCGGTTTATCAACTTCAAGTGGTCAATTTTGGGGATTTTCAAACTTTGATATGGCATCTGTTGGTGTTCCTCAAATTGTCCCAAATTTTGCTGGACAAGGAGAAATATTTAATGAAAATACATTAATGATTTCTCCTGAAACTTTTTATCGTGCTCCTTATATGATGGATGCTTCAATGGGAACACGTGGTATTATTTCATCGAATGACTTAACAATGGCAATGACTACTATATATACAAATAATAAAATATATGAAAAAGCCAGTAAAAAAGCAAAATTATTAGTTTCGAGATTTACATGGAATAAGAGTTTAATGTTATTAGAAAAAGCATTTAATGAAATTAAAGTAATTCGAAATCAACCAATTGAAGTTAAAATAAACAATAATAAAGGTTTGTAAATAAAAAAATTGAATTAATTTTTTAAATATATATTAGAAATGACAAGATAATTAAAATCAAAAAATAATTAGAATGATATCAACAATTGCGGAACATCTAGAAAATAAGAAATATGATGAAATTACTAAAATATGTTTACAACAAGAAAAGGGATTCGCACAAAAGAAAGCTGAAACCTTGTTAAAATATTTAAATAAAGATACAGTTGAGAAATCACAAAATGTATGGGTTAGTGATTATTATTTAGAAAATATTATATTAAATAATAAACAAAATTATTGTATCCATGAAGGAACACCATATTTTCAAATTACAAATATTAATGATGAATTATCATATTTAGATCAAAGTCATCATGATAATTTGATTGATTCTGTTAAAATAATAAATAAAAAATATGAAAAATTATTAGAAGAAGAAGAGGAAAAATTATCAAAAATGACTGAAGGAGAAATATGTGAATATTATCAAAAATTAAATTATAATAATCAAAAAAAAGATGATAAACAAACAAATATTTGTTATACAAATGATGATTCAGATGATGAATAAAAAAAATAAACTTTAACATAATATAATTTATAATAAATATATAATAAATATGTTGTTATATTATCAAATACTTGGTCTCGAACAAAACGCTTCTTTTCAAGATATTAGAAAACGTTATAGAGAGTTAGTAATTAAATATCATCCTGATAGAAATAAACATTTACAACAAGATGGATATGATGAAGATAAATTTAAAAAAATAATTGAAGCTTACACAATATTATCTGATTCGGAAAAACGTAAGAAATATGATAACGACCACAAATTTAGAAATTTTGTTTCACCCGATTATAAATATTCATTTACAATTCCAGATAATTGGTATAATTTAATAAATAATTTCTTTGGAAAATCTGAAAATAATCATGATAATGGATTTACATTTAAAAAAATATTTACACAATTCATTGAAAAAAATGAACATTATTTCGATAATAAACAAAATGAAAATCTAGAATCAATTATTAAAGCTTGTAAATTTTTTTATCAAAATTTTCAAAATACAAAATCATCTCCATCATCTTCAATTCAAAAAACGAAACAAAACAATAACCAAAACAATAACCAAAACAATAATCAAAACAAGATTATAAATGAGAAGGTAAATGATACAATTATAAATGCTACAGCAAATTTAGAAAGTATTTATAATGGAATTAAAAAACAAATTGAAGTTCCTAGAAAAGTTTTATGTCTGGAATGTAAAGGTTATGGATATATTGGAATTGGTAGAAATATGTCTTTATGTGATTTATGTAGAGGTTTAATGTTTAATCATGAAAAAATTCAACTTGAAATAAATCTTGCTAAATCGGAAACTATTTTTTATGGACATGGTGATCAAGGTATTGAACGAATATCTGGAAATATTATTATTAAAATTCATCCTAAAGAACACCAATATAAAATTATTAATAATTATGATTTGTTATTGGTAATTTCTGTTGAACTTGAAAAATTATATGTTGGTGGTCAAAAGATTATAACATTACCGAATGGTCTAGAATATAAAGTTGATATAATTCCATCTTCTGAACTTAGAAAAACTAAACAAATAATTATTCATAATTATGGTTTATTAATTGAAGAATCTGAAAGACGAGGTGATTTATATTTAAATATTGATTTAATTCTTCCAGAGACATTAGGAATATAATAATAAAAAAATAATTTATGATTAATTCCAGATGAAGAAAGGGAATTTATTTGTAAGATTGATTACATTTATGTTAATCTTTCAAGAATGTCATTCAATATTAAATTTTAACAAATAATTGAAACAATCATCGTATTTGATTAATAAGAATTTAGATTAAATATTTTTAATACATACACATTTATAAATAAAAAATTGATTTATGTTTTTGCTAATATTTTTCTATCAAAATAATATTAAATTTTTCGAATCAATAAAAACACAATGACAATCAAAATTAAATATCAAAATGATGACAAAGAATATGATTATAATTCATTTGATGAAATTACAAATTATAATACAGTTGTTTATATTGATTGTTTTAATAATCAATTAAGTGTATTACCAAAACTTCCCAATTCACTTGAAAAACTTTGTTGTGGATATAATAATTTAAGTGTATTACCAGAACTTCCTAATTCACTTCTATATCTTTATTGTTATTGTAATAAATTAAATGTTTTACCTAAACTTTCTAATTCACTTAAAGAACTTTTGTGTGATTTTAATCAATTAAGTGTATTACCAAAACTTCATAATTCACTTCAAATACTTTCATGTAATAATAATCAATTAAGTGTATTACCTGAATTTCCTAATTCACTTGAAAAACTTTGGTGTAGTTTTAATCAATTAACTGTATTACCAGAAATTCCTAATTCACTTCAATTACTTGATTGTAAAATGAATCAGTTAAGTGTATTACCGGAACTTCCTAATTCACTTCAAACACTTAATTGTGGAAATAATCAATTGAGTGTATTACCAGAACTTCCTAAATTACTTAGAGAACTTAATTGTAGATATAATCAATTAAGTGTATTACCGAAAATTCCGAATTCACTTACAGAACTTTATTGTCATAAAAATCAATTAAGTGTATTACCAGAACTTCCTAATTCACTTGAAACACTTTATTGTAATGATAATCAATTAAGTGTATTACCTGAACTTCCTAATTCACTTAAAGAACTTTATTGTTATTATAATAATAAATTAATAACAAAATTGAAAAATAAATATTTAAATAAAATGATTTATTTATGAATTTTTATCTAGAATCAGGTATGATTCTATTTTATAAAAATTGATTTTTCTTTTTTCCTTAT